AGTTTCAAAAAATAACCCTACTGGGGAGATTGAAGAACTTTGGGAAGAAGGAAACTCTAACACTCGTAAGAAAATTACAGACCCTAATATGTCAGCATACTCAAGTTATCTCGACAGACAGGCTAAGTATAATAAATAAAGTTTAACTACTAATATTTTCAAGGAGAAAAATAATGCCTAGGTTAAATGAAGTACCTGATATGTCAGCAATCGCTGAACAATTGAAGGAAAAATGGAGCCCTGTACTAGACCACTCTGATTGTGCGCCTATTCAGGACTCATATCGTAGAAACGTAACTGCTGTGTTGCTTGAGAATCAAGAACAAGCAATGTTGCAAGAAGCAGCCCCTGCTAACGCAATTGGTGGTTCAGAAGTTGCTAACACTGGTGCAGTAAAGACTTGGGACCCAGTTTTGATTTCACTAGTTCGTCGTGCAATGCCTAATCTCATTGCTTATGACGTTTGTGGTGTTCAACCAATGACTGGACCTACTGGTCTTATCTTTGCCCTTAAAGCACAATATCAGAGTCAAACCGCTGGTCCTGAAGCATTGTATAACCAAGCAATAACTGCATTCTCAGGTACTACTGGTTCAACTGCTTCTGAAGCCAATGACCCACTTGATGAAACTAACACTCAAGATGCTGGTGCAGGTAATACTGGTATGGACGTAACTCACGCTATGGCAACATCAGCCGCTGAAGCGTTGGGTGATGGTGCAGATAATCATTTCGCTCAAATGGCATTCACCATTGACCGAACATCGGTTGTTGCTAAGACACGTGCTCTGAAAGCAGAATACACAACTGAACTCGCTCAGGACTTGAAAGCAGTTCACGGACTTGATGCAGAAACAGAACTTGCTAACATTCTTAGCAACGAAATTCTTGCAGAAATCAATCGTGAAGTAATCAAGACCATCTATAAGGGTGCAAAACTCGGTTGTCAACAACTAGACTTGTATTACAAGACAGCAACTGGTACAACTTTTGGTACTGACCAAGGTGGTATTTTCGACCTGAGACAAGACTCAGACGGTCGATGGAGTGCTGAAAGGTATCGTGGTTTGCTTTATCAAATCGAACGTGAATGTAACCAAGTTGCTAAAGATACTCGTCGTGGTAAAGGTAATATTGTCATTTGCTCATCTGACATTGCTTCTGCAATGGCAATGGGTGGTTGGATGCAACTCTCAGGTGGTGATGCAGGAAACTTGAATGTCGATGACACTGGTAATACCTTCGTTGGTACAATCGGTGGTGGTCGAATTAAGGTTTATGTTGACCCATATGCTACCACAGAATATATTGTTGTTGGTTATAAAGGTTCAAACCAATATGACGCAGGTCTTTTCTACTGTCCATACGTCCCACTACAAATGGTACGTGCGGTTGGTGAAGACACATTCCAGCCAAAGATTGGGTTTAAAACTCGATACGGATTGGTAAACAATCCATTCGTTGGAACGTCATATAGCGACCCATCTTCGGTTACTAGTAACCGTCGTAATCAATACTACAGAATTTTCCGTGTTGATAACTTGCTTGGTGCAAGTGGTTAATCTTAAAGGTTAATTTTAATTAAATGATTTTAAGGGGTGTTCTTTCGGGAACACCCCTTGTCATATAAATATTATGGATTTTTAAATTTAACTATTAAAAAAGGAAAAATTTTATGGCATATGGTGGAGAATACACAATTGCAACTGCAGTTACTAAAAGCGATACAGAACAAAACATTTTTAAAGCATTATACGTTGGTACTGGTGGAAATATAAGTATTGACCACTGGCAAGGTGGTAGTGGTGCAAATGTTCTTTTCAGTAACGTCGCTGATGGTACGCTGTTGCCCGTGAAAACCTATAGGGTTAATAGTACAGGAACTACTGCTACAGGTATTGTAGGGCTTAGTTAACACTTATGGCAACTGGAATTACAGGTTCTGACCTGCCAGGCGTTCCGCCTACACTGGACACTAACCCAGATGCTAGGCAGCCCACAAACACTAATCAAGTTGGTTCAACCAACTTTAGGTTTTTCTTACATAGGACACCTGCTGTAACCTATTTTTGTCAATCAGTAACACTGCCCGGCATTGACATTGATGATGTTGAACAAGAAACGTTTTTTTCTAGTGCTAAACATCCAGGCTTTAAACCGACTTTTGGTGATTTTAGTATTAAATTTCTAATCGATGAAGACCTTCAAAACTGGAGAGAAATTTACGACTGGATGAAGAGTTATAGTGGTTTTGAAGATTTTAAAGATTTTATTGAACCAATAACAGACCATTTTTCAGATGCCACTTTAATGATAACTACTAGTGGTATGAATGCAAATATTGAGGTGACTTTTAAGAATTGTTTTCCAACGTCACTGGGTAGTATTGAGTTTGATAGTAGTGTTGACGACATAGAGGCCTTAACCACTGATATTACCTTTGCGTTTGATTCTTATACTGTAGTTAAACTATAAAAAATCTTGACAAAAATCAAGCCCCTGTGGTATAATGTTATTATGAACTTGAGCGACATAAGAGAAATGGCAACACAAGATGCCGTTATTGATGGTACTGAACTCGGTAAAGAATCAATACGCATTCCCCAACTTCACAACAAATATCTAATATTGCTACAAGACGAGAAGTTTTCTCTTCAACGTCTTAATGTAGAGTATTTCCACATGAAAAGGTTGAAGTGGGAGTATTACACTGGAAAGATGGATAAAGAAACCTTAGACGACTTAGGTTGGGAACAATTTCAACTTAACATCCTAAAAAAGGATTTAGACCTGTACTTGAAATCTGACACAGATTTATCTAAATTAAATGATAAAATCTCATATCAGGAGTCTAAACTAACTTTTCTTGAAAGTGTGCTTAAAGAGTTAAACAGCAGAAATTGGGTAATTAGAAATGCTATTGAGTGGAACAAATTCACTCAAGGCGGATTTTAAAAAAAGTGATAACTGTACATGAAAAAGACTCTGTTTGTATGAAAGTACAAACCGATGAAAGAGGGATACAGAAAGAACTCAATTCGTTTTTTACATTTACTGTGCCTGGGCATGAATATATGCCTTCATATAAAAATAGGATTTGGGACGGTAAAATAAAACTTTACAACATAAACACAACAGAACTGTATGTTGGTCTTTATGACCACTTAGTTAGATTTTGTAATGACCGTGGGTATGACATAGATGGGTATTGTCCTAAACCACGTAGAGAGATAGACCATAACCTCATTAAAAATTTTGTTGATAACCACCTTAAACCCCATGTAAACGGAGAGAGGATTTTTGTAAGAGAACATCAAGTAGATGCCATAACTCACTCAATCAACAACGATAGGTGCCTTCTTTTATCTCCAACAGGTTCTGGAAAGTCTTTGATGATATATACACTTCTCAGATACTACAGTGATACCCTTAACCCCTCTAAGAAACTTCTGATTATTGTCCCTACCACCTCCTTGGTATCACAAATGCATAGTGATTTTGGGGATTACTCAAGTAATGACGAAAATTGGGATGTTTCGAAAGAGTGCCACATGGTTACAGCAGGTAAAGATAAAATAGACCTTAATAAGAGAGTGGTAATATCTACGTGGCAGTCAATCCACAAATTGGGGAAAAAATACTTTGACAACTTTAGTGCTGTTTTTGGTGATGAATGTCATTTGTTTAAAGCAAAATCCCTTACCTCTATTATGACTAAGTTAGGAAATTGCAAATACCGAATTGGTACTACAGGTACGCTTGACGGTACACAATGTCACAAATTGGTAATTGAGGGTTTATTTGGTTCTGTTTATAATGTTACATCAACAAACGCCTTAATAGAAAAAGAAATCCTGTCAGATTTTGAAATTGAGTGTATCTTATTAAAACACTCGCAGGATTTTAGACAAAAATATAAACGAGTAACATATCAAGAAGAAATAGATGCCATTGTTAGATACGACAAAAGAAATGAGTTTATAACTAATTTAACCAAATCCCTAAAGGGTAACACTTTAGTTTTATTTCAGTATGTAGCAAAACATGGAAGACCACTATACGAACAGATAAAAGAAAAATGTCCAGAAAAAGACGTGTTTTTTATTCATGGTGGTACAGAAACTGAGTTACGAGAAAAAATCCGAAAACTAATGGAGAAAAAAGATAATGCAGTCATCGTCGCATCATATGGAACTTTTTCAACAGGTATCTCTATTAGGAAGTTACACAACATCGTGTTTGCTTCCCCTTCAAAATCAAGAATCCGTGTACTACAATCAATCGGTAGGCAACTTCGAAAGTCTGAACATAAAGAGAAAGCACGACTCTACGATATTTCAGACGACATATGTTGGAAAAAATACAAAAACCACACCTACAGACACTATCAAGAACGATTAAAGATATATGAGGCGGAAGATTTTACTTACAAAACTGTGGTTATAAATATGGGGTAGGAGTGTTATGCCTAAAAATGATAACGGATATAGACTGTTCAGATTAACTAACGGTGATTGTTTAGTTGCAAAAGTATATCGTTCAAATGAAGCCAAGTTTTATCTTGAACGACCAATGAAAATAAACTCTATAATTGCCAATGACCCAGAAGATAAAACTGGTATGTTTAAAAGAGAACTGGTTTATCTTACCCCTTGGGTTGAATACACAAAAGACAACATTGTTTCTGTTTCTAAAACATTTGTAATGGCTATTAGCAATGCTAACTATGATATTAGCATTGCATATGATATCCAAAAAGAAAGAGAAGACACACCAAAGACAAATGGTTGGAAAGAACAAGAGATTTTTCCAGACGAGTATTCTGAGTACTCTGAATATAGTGACGGTGACCAGTACACCTTAGGTGAAGAAATCGATGTCACAGATATGTCAATAAAAGACATTGTTAACAACATTTTAAATGACATTATTCAAAATAAAGTAGATAAAGCAATACCGTGGGATGAAGAAGAAATTGATAAAACCCACCCTGAATATGGTAGCAGGATGAATGATTGGTCACCGCACATTGGGGATTATGTAAATGAAGATAAAAATGATGATGATTCTACACCTTCTTCTTCAGAGGAAAAATCTTAATATTTACTTTGTATTTACTGAGTAGCCAATAATTTGTCAAGTATATTGATAGAGAAATGCCCTTCTGGTATAATAAATGCAAGAAAGGAGTAACTATGTCAAAAAGAAAAAAAAGAAATATAAAAAGAACCCTGCACATTATGTTGATAACAAAGAATTTTACGATGCATTATGTATATGGAAGGATGCTGTTGTAGAAGCAGATGAGTGCGGTGAGTCAAGACCACCAATTCCAGACTACATTGGTGAATGTTTTATGAAAATGTCAGAGGGATTATCAAGAAGAACATGTTTTATTAATTACGATTTTAGAGAAGAAATGATTGGAGATGCAATTGAAAACTGCATCTTATATGCACACAACTTTAAAAAAGAAGGTAAAAATCCATTTGCTTATTTTACACAAATGATGTATTATGCATTTCTTAGACGAATTCAAAAAGAAAAAAAGCAAATGTATATTAAATATAAATTGGTGGAGCAATCACCAGACTTTAATGGTTTTATGAGGTGGGATGACCGTGACCCCCATGAAAAATTAAGCCCCAAAAGAGCATTTGGTGTAACAGATAATGATATCGATAGGTTTTCTTCAAAAGGTAGTAACAAGAAGAAGAAAAAAAAAGCAGAACCAAAAAATAAGACAACAAAAAAAGGTAAAAAAGAGTCAAAAGGTACGTTAGAAGACGTTCTATAAAAATATTTTTACTATGAAGATAGCGATTGTAACAGATACCCACTGGGGAGCCCGTAACGACTCCCAGTTGTTTTTAGACCACTTCTCAGACTTCTTTGAGGAGTCGTTTTTTCCTACCCTTAAAAAATATGATATAGACACCGTTATTCATGCGGGAGATTTATTAGACAGACGAAAGTTTGTCAACTTCAACACACTTTCCCATGTTCGGAACAAGTTTATGAAACCTCTAAAAGACATGGGTGTAACAGTTCACTGCATTTTAGGAAACCATGACACATTCTATAAAAACACAAATGATTTAAACTCTTTGGAAGAGTTGTTTGTTGGCAAATATGACAACTTTATTCTATATGAAAAACCTACTGTTGTAAACTTTGATGGTTTTGAGATATCATTTTTACCATGGGTTAACAGAGAAAATCAACAAGAAAGTTTAAAATTCATTGAGGACACTAAAACGGATTGGTTAATAGGGCACCTTGAACTGACTGGCTACGAGCCAATAAGAGGTGTTAAATGGCATGATGGTATGAATCCAGATTTGTTTAAAAAATTTGAACAAGTTTTGTCTGGTCATTTCCACTGTAAACAAGACAAAGGTAATATTCTTTATCTTGGTACTCCATATCAAATCACATTCTCTGATGTTGGTGAACAAAAAGGTTTTTGGATTTTAGACACAGATACCAGAGAGATGGAATACATTCAGAACAAGAAAAGAATGTTTTATACCATAGTATATAACGATTTAGACAACAAATACGATAAGTTCATTTCAAAGAATCACAAAAAATACAAAGATTCTTATGTTAAAATTTATGTAACTAATAAAGACCATCCGTATATACTGGATAAAGTTATTGACACACTTTATAATAGCGGTGTGTTTAGTCTAAATGTAATAGAAGACATGGGTAGCACTTTTGATTTTGAGGAAAATGAAACAGCCGACATGACCAAAACAACACTTGAGTTATTATTTGAAGAGATAGACAACAATGAAAATGTAAATAACCCCAAAGAGGTGAAAGAAATGATTAAAGAACTTTATAT